CATTGGTATCAGCACTGACATACAGTGTTGGGACTTTTGCTTTCAATGCTATTGCTAAGGCAACAGAAGACTTGCCAGCACCAGGTGTACCAGCAATCATCGAGATTTCGGCACGCCGAAACACGACCTTGTTGACTTCAAAGGTGCGAAAGACAGTTGGTAGCGGTTCGCCACCTATGTCCTTGCTACCTACGGCGCGGGCAAGTGTTCTCATTGTTTAGAAAGTATTCCATTCTGCATCGTTACGACGAATAAACACTGGCTCACACTGGTCTGGAGTTCCCTTTGGAGATGGGCACATATAGCCCTTCCATGGTCCCTTAGCCCCTGAACCCTGTCGCTTTGTCATGACACCGTGGTGACACTTCTTTGCTTCTGGTCCCATCGTATTGGTAGCAGTTTGTGTTGGATGTGCAGTGTGGTCCACTTGCATGTTTGGATATGACTGACGAACATTCTCGACAGCCTGTGATGCGTTCTGTGGAGCACCTGATAGTGATTGCGCCATCTGCTTAAGAAGTTCTTGTGACTCCTCGATGCCTACGGCTTGTTCTAGAGACTCACAGAAACCTGCGTATGTCTCTGACGCAACGACGAAGATTCGTCCATCGTTGAGTTTGCTACTGACTTGGAAATTACCAGTCATTTGTTTATCCCCTCTTCATGTTCGAGTTTGAACCCTATGTTGTCCCATGCATCTATCGCATCATCTAGTGAAGTGATGAGTGGGACTATATCACTAACTAGCGTGTCCATTGACAAACTTACAGGAAGATGTTACACCACATCGACCACAGTTAGATAGGTTAGGTAGAAAGATTGTTTCCTTACGTGCTTTGTCGAAGGTGTTAAGCATATCTTCTACTCGCTCTGAATGCAAATTGGTTAGACTCCATAACGAAACGTAACCAGTACGTGCATCCCAGAAGCCTGCCTTATCGACAGTAACCCCATGCTTTTCCAGTGCCCACGCATAGACAGCAAGTTGCAAAGGATGCCTCTGGGATGACGCACCAGTCTTGATGTCGAGGAGCACCCGATTCCCCTCGAAGTCTACCATCACACGGTCAATCGCCATCTTGACTGTTGCATCGTCAATGTCAATCTCGTATTCTTTTTCAATAAAGTCTTCGTAGATAGACCAGCCGTTCATGCGGAACTTAGCCCAGTTCTCTAGCATCCAGCGACCTTCTCCATACCACCATGACATATCTTCCTTTTTAGCGTATTGCCAAGTGTTCATGTCACCATTGATTTCTTCGTCTTCCTTTACTTGGTTAAACCAAGCATCGTTCCAGACGGTATCAAGGTAGGCAGAGTCAAGTGTTATGTTGCCTGCATTGTCATAGTTTTCGGTAGCCTTGTGAACGGCTGAGCCACCAGTAAACCACACTGCATGGGCTTCTTGCACGCCTTCGACTTTTTGTAGATAGTACTTCCAGCCACACTCTTGCCAAGTGGTAAAACTGGAATAGGAAATATGCTTAGGTAATTGATTCATACTCATAGTGTATCACAACCATGTGGTTCATCATAATTGAATCCACAATAGTAGCAATCCATGGCTTCCCCACAGGCTTTACATATGTAGCGGAATTGGCTTTCATCGCAGCACATATGGATAATATCAGCGATGTTGTAGTGCTCGGTTTCATCTATAAATTTTGTCATACGGATACGATACCACACGGGTTTCTTAAATGCTGTCTGAACCAGATTTTAAGAAACGCCCCCCTACCCCCCATAGAAATTAATGGTGGTTCAGGGAGTTGGAATCAGACATTTGTCGTCGCCGTCATTTGAAGTTTCCGCCCCACGGTTTCCCGCACTTCTATGATACACTAAGTTTCTCATCTAGGAGGTTTAAGTGGCTCATAAGAAGTTTAAGCGTTTCTGGTTAATCTATGGGAGAGTCTCAGGTTTTGCGCTAGGGTTTAATGTCGATAAATATGCTATTACTGTTGACTTAGGGTTCTGGTACATAGGCTTCGAGTCTTGGAGTACTAGTGGCTAGTTACGAATACAAGTGTGAGAACGATTCAGAGTTTGTCATTATCACCAGAGGTATGACAGATGATGAGATTATACCCTACTGCGATACCTGTAATGACCCTATGGTCAGGGTCTATCACGCTGCCCCTGTCAAGTTTAATGGGTCAGGTTTCTACTCCACTGGGGGGTAAAACGACGAAAAACCCCTCCGCCTAGGGTAGTTACCTTAGGTAGAGGGATTAATCGTCTTAAAACGGCCTTGTAAGGCTTTTAAAGGCTACTTCTTAGTCACGCCAAAGTCTGTTGCGTTAGGGTCTAATGCCTTAAGTAGGGGTCCAGCGACTGCTGCAAGCCCTGCTGAGAGTAGAGCCTTAGGTTCTGTGACTCCTGCTAGGTATAGAGCGATTACCGATGCAACTGCAGCACGTAGGTATGTTGAAATGATTGCTTCTAATTTCTTCTTATTCATTAGTTTTCCTTTTTCTTTGGTAGGGGTTTTACCTTTGCTTTGACCTTGTTGATAACCGTAGGCTGAGGCAACCATGTGAACCATGGTCGGGTGTCGTTACCACAAGATTCTTTGATAGAAATATGTAAGTGTTTATTGTGAGCGTTAGGGCCTGTGTATCCACGGTCACCTTTATCTGCTGACCATATCTTGCCTTTGAAGATTAAGTACTTAACTCGGGAATCTAACTTGAAATTTTCGTAAGCCTCATGGCAGTTAATCCCATTTACTGGGTCATGGCTTAAGTCTACTGCAAATCCTGAGTTATGGTCTGAGTTAGGATTCTGATTTACATGCGCAGCCGAAGGAAGAAGTCCATCCGATGCTTTCACGCGCTTGGGCTTGATTGCTGTTGCTTGTCTCAGTACTGATTTGGCAGCAGGTGTTGCTGTCTTTGCTAATGGAATCATTCATCTCTCCCCTTGTTTAACATCATCTGATAAAGAATCTCTACTTTTGCTTCTAGTCTTGTGACAGAATCTTTAAGGCTTGAACCTGAGTTAGGCTTAAGTTCATAGAGATAATGCTTGACTAACCATCTGACTGAAACAGCAAAGGCTCCAACCAGAGTACATATTGAGATGGCCAATCCAAGCCATTGTGATACGGTCATTATAAAACAGTCCTGACTGTGATGAGGAGAAGACCGCCGAAGCCGTCAAACTGACCTGATGGTGGAGTCTTGCGTGAGAAGTTAACCTTTTCGATTAAAGCCTGCACACGCTCACCAGTAGTAAAGTCTTGCACGTTCACGATATCTCCTAGTTTCTCTATGTCTTCAAGTAGTTGAATACGCTCCCACGCACGTCCTTCGTATCCAGTCTTTACGTTATATCTGTCGGTCTCTACGTCAAAACACCATACAGGGAACTGAATCACCCGTTGACGTGCTGTAGCAGGTAGAGCCTTGGCTTGATAACCCTTAAACACAGGGCCTTGGCTAGTCGTGGTTGCGCTGCGTGAGAGCGTAAACTTGTATGACAGGTACTCTTGTGGACCTTCTGGGTTGGTTGTAGCAGCCTCTGGGGTTCCAACAGCAGCATTGTAAGTAATAATTGTATAGACATTGTTAGATGAATCAAGAGCAAAGATATCCATAGCACCATTGGTAAAGTCACCACGAGCACGGATTAACTTAAAGTTCTTTGGCTCAAGTGTTCCATAGCGGATAGCACCAGTTGTGACATATCCCGTTGGACGCAACACTGTTGCAGACTCAAGGTAAATAGCACCAGTGGTGGTTTCATATGCTGTACAGAAAGCAAGACGATTAGTAGTACCAATAAAGGTTACAGCAGTTGTATAGTGAGTTGCAGTTTGAGTTACTTGTAAATCATTTGCATAGGCAAATCGTAGTGGCTCATTTTCAATATTCTGACTTAGGTCAATACGGATAAGGCCAGCATCTAAAGTACCAATACCTGATGCACACCATATAAAACGGTCACGTGCAGCAAAGTCATAGACTGGTTGAGATGTTTCAAGGATAAGTGGACCATAAGATAAAGAACCATCTTGGTCATTGATTGCAGACACACGCATACCTTTAGATGTACCAATCATCATATATCCAAGATAGTAGTACAGTTTCTCAACTATTTCACCAGGAGGAAACTCTGCAGCCACCACGGCCTGTGTAAGAGTAGGCACAGCACCAGCAGTAGTAAGTGTGTACTTCTGGATTGTTGAATAAATGCCTGAGTGACCAGCAGTGTAGATAGCAGGACCAGATGCGGCAACAGATGTGTAGTGGTAGTTGGTATTAGGGTTTGTATAAACTGCAGATGGTAGTGCGGTAGCAGTTGTTGCTAGTTCAAAAACCTTATTGTTTACGCATAGGATGATACGGTCTTTGATGAACTCCATTGCTGCGTACAAAATCTCAGTATCACCGCTTTGGAACATCTGAGTAACATCACCTGTTGCAGATGGGTTAGATGAACCAGTAGTTGAGTCTCCAGTTAATGGCTTCTTAAACATAGTAAGGCGTTGATTACCACCTACTGTTTTGTTGGTTATCCAATAAGCATTTACTCCATCATCACAGATAGCAAAGACCTTACGGTCAGTGCCAGAAGTGTAGTCAATAAACTTTGTGACAGTACCTGCTGTTGAAATTTTCTCTACATCAAATTCATCATGTAGCAGGACACCATTAATGCTACTCCATTGAATAGAACGTACGTGTTGATTAGTATGCTGATGGTCTGTTCCTACTATTGCACCATTTGTAGCGTGTGTACTATCTACATCTTTGAGGAGTTTAACTTCGCCCTTAGTAAAGACATCGACACCTTGAGAATCAGTAAAGCGATACTTAGTTGTTTCACCTGCTGATGGGTCATAGAACTTAATGCCACTGCCAACATGGAAAGATGACTGTGAACGAATCCACCAACCAGTCAGTGACTGTTCTCCTGGCTCAGTACCATTGTCAAATTGGTCTTTTCGGTATGGAGCAGTCTCACGCTGGTAAGGCTGTTGGTCTGTAGGTGCTAGGAAGAAAGGCAATCCACCAACAGCAACATCATAGTCCTCAGCGTTATTACTCCAGAAACCAGAGGTTCCAGGGTTACCAACGTTTAACGGTATATTTTCCGTAATGTCTGGCGTTGCCATCGTACTCCTTAGTTAGAAAATTAAATTATGCAGGTAAAACTACTTCAACCCAAGATAGGGTTGGTTCATCCCAGGTAAAGAACTTACCCTCTTCTACTGGATATTGTACAGGTGCCTGCCACTTGGCGTCACTATCCAAAGTCCAAGAAGGATATGGCTGAGGTGCAAAGAAGTGGTCAGCAACTGGGTCATAGGTATAACCAATGCCAGCATAGTTCTTACGG